GCTCGTATCATTAACTTTAAGATAGTTAAGATAATTGAATCCTCTGTATCCAGTGGTTGCAGTAAGTTCCTGATCAAGTTCAAAATCTTCTTTTGTATTTCCATCAGCAAAAGAGACTCTATTATTCTGTAATTGTGTATTATCAACACCTACTGCGGCGATTGTGACATGCCCGTTGCTGTCAACGTCGAAATCTTCCTGTGCAAAACTAGCCAGTCCCTTCTGCTCCGTTGCCTCAGCCGCGAGGTAACGCCATGATCCAGTATCACCACTGGAATGAGTAGGAGCACCAACGCCAGCACCAATGTCTGCAATCGCTTGGTAGACTTTTGATGCATTCTGAATGATTGCATATCTGGAATAAGCAGTGCCTGCATCATAGTTAGCATACTTACTACCCTCGGTAGCAGTAGCAATAGGCACATTTGTTGAACTTTGAAGACGACCGTACTTATCTACTGTAAATTTAACAGTGTTTACAGTTTCGGTTCCTAAGAGTTCTCCTTTTGATCCAACAGAATTTACAGATGTGAGACTTTCTGTATTATAGTCACCGTCAGAATGAGCGGATGGGTCTGGAACAACAGTGGTATTTGCTAAGTCAATTGTAGGATTGCCATTAATGCCGTCCCCATTACTAACGACAGTTCTTCCTGATGAAGAGTCAATATCTCTAACTGTGATATTACCAATCGATGTTCTAGAAATTAAACCAAAACCAGCAGAACCATCAGTAAGGTTTGTGATTGCTGTTAAATCATTGTCATATGGTTGTGCAGAACTTCCAACAACAGTACCATCTAATCCATATGCTTGGATTGTTGTTGGATTTTCAGCATTAGTTACCCTACCCTTAGAATCAACAGTAACTTTTGTATAAGTTGCAGAAGAATTCTCTGTTCCGTCATAATGAGGGAGTGTTGAGATTAGACCGAGAACAGCATTGATATTGAGGTTTGCAGAACCGTCAAAAATACCAGAACCAGTAACGTCTTGTGATAATTGAATCTGACGAGTTGAAGATAATCTCGATGCAGTAGAAGCATTACCAATTAGTGTTGCAGTAACAGTACCTGCTTGAAAGTTTCCGTCAGCATCTCGCTGCACCAACGTATTTGCAGTGGATGAAACTGATTCAATAGGTCTTCCATACCTAAGAGAGTTCCATGCAGTAACACCATCCCCAATTTTTATGCGACCCGTATCAAGTTCAATCCCAAGTTCACCTTGAGCAAGAGTTGGATTCGCATTACTCCATTGGGTAGCTGAACCACGTCGTAACTGAATTCTATTTGCCATTCCCGAAAATTGCTGAGATTATGCTTCTGAGTTATTTATGCCATTAAAAAGGGGGGAATTAAACCCCCCTGTCATTATTCTGTTTCTGTTACTTCTTCTTCGGGAGGATTGGACATAGTTTCTTCCTCCTGAGGAGTCTCCGAATAGTATTGAAGTGTTTCAATAGCACCCTGAAGTTTCAATGCAGTAACCTCATTATCTCTAATTCTTTTAGAGAGTGACTTGTTTTCTTCAAGAAGATTATTCATTCTCTCAGTAAACTGAGTTAGCATTTCTTCTTGAGAAACTTTTTCAATCGTCATAATTTAACCTTTTTGAGTTTGAACTAACGTTAGTAAAAGTGATTTGATTTCACTCATCTCTGATTTTAGCGCAGAAACATCATCTTGTAAAGCCTGTTGAGTCTGTGCTTGCTTTTGTCTGGAATTATATTTTTTCATATATTCCGTATACTCACCACTGTCAGTGTATTCAAACGCACCAGAGGTGGATTCTCTCACCCACCCAGTATTATCTTTGATTGGTTGTTTCATTATACAGCAAGAGCGATTGCGCGAAGGTCCTTAATGTAAGGTGTATATGCCTGATTATCAGATACGAATACCACTTTAATTTGGTATTCGACAAAATCTAAACCAGTAGCTTCATACTCATAATCTCGGAAGATTTCAGTTTCATCCGTTCCAGGAACAGTGGCATCTCCTGACGCAGTAGAGAAGAAATTATATCCTTCGTCTTCAATTACCCCAGTAGATCCAGTAGGAAGTGTTCTATATAGCACTTTAATTGATGTTCCAGGTGGACGGAAACCCGCAAAGAGAACCTTGAGTGAAGTTGAAGTGTTGCTCAATGATGCCACCTTAGAAATATATACTGCATCGTGAGTATCTCCAGTTGATAACAGAGCAGTGTTCTCATCAGCAGGACTATTAATTCTACTACTAACGAGAGTAGCAGACATTCTATCCGTATCAATTACAGGTGTGATATTAGTCTTACTGGAAGTTAATGATACGTCCATTCTAAAAGATTTAGCACCAGCAAGTTCTGCATCTTCATTAACCTTAGAACAAATCATCTGAGGTTCATCAAAGTAATTGTCATCTCCAAGGACTACATCTTTGAATAATCCATTATTAACAAAGGAATTTTGACTGAGTTGAACTCCATCATTGATAGATGTGCCCGTGACAGTATTAATTCTAGCGTTAATTTCAGTATTCGGTAGAATCATAGTTTGTAGAGAAGGTACGATAATTTCATACTGCAGGTTTTGCGTTGCAATTCCTGCGACTCCACCACTAATAATACCAGATGTTGAAATTGATGTAGTTGTAATATCGTAAGAATCTAAAGTTGGATTGCTGATATTGGAGTGTGTTTTGTTAATTTCAGTTAGAGGAATACCATCTAAGTTATAACATTCAACTACAGTTTCATCTGCATGTGCTACAGCAGTAGTTCCATCAACACCCCTTTCAGCAACAGTGATTGTCTTACCATCCGAACTGACAGCGGAATATGACATAATCTCATCTTCAATCTTAATATAACCCAGATTGGATACTCCGATATTAGCACCATCGATTCTTGAATGGAATGCAATGGCGTCATTAACGAGTACCGATAAGTCGCTAGTTGAGATAGAAGAAGTCAAGAAGGTGGGATTGATTTCAGATGCAATCCCCTCGATAGTTACATTGTTATCAAGGTCGTGCATACCATGATTTGAATGTAAGATTCTAACCAGTTTTTCACTTGTAGCATAAGTTGGAGTAGTAGTTGCATACGAATCAGTGATAGATGCAGGACTTCCTGAAGTGGTATCTCCACTATAAGCAATAGTATTAACTGTTGCAGTAGCACCAGAAGTTCCACCTGTAATAGTTTCTGTCGAAGGAGTAAACTCTGTAGAAACATACTTCAGTGTCAAAGTATTAGTTCCAGAGGTCCAAGTTACAATTTCTGCAGTGGGAGAAGTAGAAGAATTTCCTGTAATAGTTTCACCAACAGTGAAATCACCTGAAGTTCCAGTAACGACCAGTGTTGCAGTAGTCTTAGATGACACAATTCTATTTGTAATTACACCACCTGTATCAGAACCTGCTTGCCAAGCACCACTAACATCGTTAATGGTTAAAGTTCTTACTGATCCTACATCAGTAATTGCAGTAATTGTACCCTCAGAAAGAGTAGTTTTTTGATACAATCTTGCACCAATTGTGTAATTCAATGAGTTGTCATTAAGAACTAGTTTCAAAGATGGTTGGAAAGTTTGAACAGGTTCTGCTCTCAATTTCAACTTACCATTATTACCAATATCAAGTTCTGCATTATTAAAGACTACTGTAGAAGTTGAAGTTGTATCAAAATCTGCTCTATAAAGATTGAATTTGAGGTCTTCGTACTGGTCAGCAGTCCATGTTGTTGCGTTCTGTGACTTAAACAAGACACCTGCATATGGTTGCTCAGAGATTGTTCTATCTCCAGTAATATCAACTTCACCCATTCTTGAAATCCAGACTTTATATTCATTAGAGTCAGAGAACAAGACAAAACAATGTTCAATTGATGGTGGAATGTAGACAGGTGCTCTGAAAACAAAGTTGGTTGCAATAGCACCTGTTTCTGAAGTTTGAATATCGTCAGGAACAATAGTAACATCAGAGAATGGAAGGATATTTGCAGTAGGATAACCATTCTCCATAGTTCTAATTTGCATAGAGATTGGAATATTAGTATCCTTTGTGTTGAAATAAATGTCTACAGACGATACAAATACACCACCTTCTTCTTCAATCAAGAATGATTGTGCAAGAGGATCCCACCAACCAACTTGCCTACGACGAGTACGAGTAGTACGAACAGTTCTGGATTGAGTTACTGTATCACGAACAATATCGGCATTACGAACAGCAAGAACATTTTCTTGCAAAGTATTCAATGTGCCCGTTGCTTGGTATTCTGCTTCTGCAGCAGAATCTACAGCACCAGCTAAACGACTATCAGTTTCATTAGTAGTCAGACGAATTGTTCTTGTGCCAGTTGCCCAACGAGGAGCAGGGTCTGAAATTGGAGGTGCAGGTTCTCCAGGACCTCCAGTCACTGCGATATCAGGTGTTGCTGGAGGAATAAAGAATGATGCTCTAAATTTACCAGTTCTATCAGATACCAATCTCCTGTTTGCCATGACTGCTCGTGCCCCAGATTCACCTTCGATAATTTCACCTACTTGGAAATTGCCATAAGACTTACCTGCTGATTGCTGTGCCGCTCTCAAAACATTAACATTCAGAAGCGCAGTTGTAGAAGAATACGAACTCGGAAGTTCTGAATCATCATATGGACTATAAGTATAGAAACCATTTGGTGCCACCACAACAAACTTAGCACCACTAGTAAGACCAGTTACAGTCTCACCAACAACAAATGGAGTAGAATTTGTTCTGTTATCAACTGAAGGGTCTTTAATCAATTCAATGAGTTTTGGTGTGATGTAATCATCAATCTTTTTACCATCAAAGAATGCAAAGAACTTAGTTCTTGGCTTCATCCTTGCAACATCAAGTCGTACATTCCTGGAACGAATCCACGGAATTGTTGTTCTTGCGACGACGGAATCACCTAAACTACGCTCATCAATTCTAGGAGTAACTTGAGTTCTGATACCAGTCCTAACTTGACCTCGTGTGGTAGTAATCCTCGTTCTACGCATAACTGCGCGACCTCTTCCCCACGCAGAGCGTCGTCCAGAACGCCATGTGCGTCTTCTTCTCCTTCTTGTAGTCCAAGTAGTATTCCAAGAATTCCATTGAGTAGGAGCAAATCCATTTTGGTCGATATTTAATCTGTCTGCTGTTGAATTAAAGTCTCCTTCAATGTTAGTCACTCTTCTAGGAATTCTGGTAGTATCTACCCAATCATCTGAAGCTGGTGTCAAATCAATTCTTCCAATATATGTAAATACATTGAATGGGTTGACATTTTCAACACGAGAAGCATATGGTTGCTCAATAATATTGAGTTCTGTGTAGGGGAGAGTAATTAGTGGTCCTGTAATTTGATAATTTGCAGATAATGCTTCATTAACCTCCATTGTGACATTAGTTGTGTAATGAGAAGGATGGCACGAACCTTCCTGTAAATCTAGAGAACTAGCAAAATCGGGGTCTGACATCTCACACTTAGAATGATCTGTAAAGTCATCTACAAAGAATCCATTCTTCAAACGATTGAATCCATCAGCATCAGTAAGTTCTAATGATAATGTATTACTCTCCAACATATTAAGGGAGGTGTAGTATTCGACCTGATTTAAACGAGTTTCAATTTTACCAATATCTCTCATGGTAAATCGTTTGTTCTCAGAAAGAGTAATCAGAACATCCTGATCAGGTTCAAATCCATATGGTTTGTGCTGAAGTGTTGCTAAAAGCATACCTTCGGCAATATCATCAGGGAAAATCGGTTCTTCTGCATCCTTACCCTTAATAACCTGAAAGTCTCCATCAGGAGTCAAGAACAATTTGTCAATTCTAGAAAGATACCAATCATAATCACAACGGAAATCGCTATCCAACTTAGGAATATCGAAAATGGTTCCAGTAGGATTACCACTAACATTGAATACTCTTGATTTGAAATCGAATGTGGAACAATTTACAAATGCAGGAGATGCTACAGTTCCATCACCGTTATACAGACTCTTAATTCCAGGACGGAAATCTAGATAATCGGCAAGATACTTAGATCCAAAGAAAGGAATGTTTTTATAACTGGTGTTCAGATAGGACTGACCACCAAAATAATCACCTGTAGCAGAATGACTATAGTAATCAATAACAATTTTTAACTTTCTAATAGGAAGTGCAAATCCTTTCAGACGAATAAGTCTGGAGCAATCATACATAAATCCTGTTTGAGATGGGGATAATGCATATCTATTAGTTACTTCTTTAGATCCATCAATAACAGAACCATCGGCATCATTAATAATTCCGACAACTGCATCTTCGTTACTATCAACACCATTAACAGTTTCCCCTAAAGTAAACTTACCTGAAATGTAAACGAGAGTAAGTTTTAATGTAGATGAATCAAATTCAACTACACGAGCTCTTGCACCAGAAGATTTGCCAGAAATAACAGAACCAGTCTTAAAGAACTTAGGTTCAACTAAAGTGATTGAAGGAATTACAGGATCGTTGTTGTCTAAAGATTCATAAACAGCATGTAATTTATATGCATCTGTAAGACCTAAGGAAATTTCTTGATCTTGAATTCTAGTACCATAAAGGTTGGAATACGTTAAATTATAATTTTGCTTATCTAAGTTATCGATAGTCTTATTGACTTTTAAAACAAACATCTCTTGAGGAGATTTTGTTTTTCTCTGCACAACATTTTTAGAGATAGTTGCAGTAACTTTAATTGACGATATATTAGTTAAATTATCAATTTGGAGAGTTGTTCTATCTGCAGAAGTGAATGAGGTGAAACCAAAAGCACCAGCATCGCTAGTTGCAAGTGGTATCTGAGAACCTACAGGATAAGATGCATTACTACTACCCAATACAGTGAATGAGAAATTGACTGCTGAAATTGCAGAGAACTGTTCGTTTTCTGGCAAGGTGATAGAAACAGAATCGCCTGCAGGTGTCTGTGAATCAAATGTTCTTCTGACAGTCATAGATTCGTCAGAAATAGACCTGATATACTCTTTTGGCATTTGAGTAATAAGATCTGTTGTCTCTTCATTACCAAAGAGAGTAGAGCGATAGCGAATTGCTGCAGTGAATGTTCCTGGTGTTGGGAAGTTTACTGAAGGAGGAGTAACATTGACAATTTGATTTGCATTATCAAAGATAAAGTTATCTGAAGATGTAATTAATGATGCTGGATTTACTTTATCAACATCAACATATGTTGTCTCACTAAAATAGATTCTATCGCCAGGTCTTAAATCTGCTCCAAAATTGGAATTAAGACCTGTAATCTGATGAGTACCAACAGATGCAATATCTACAGTCCCTCCATTTCCATGGATGGCAGACACTGGAATCGTACATCCATTCCCATGAATTGTCGCTACATCAAACGTCAGTGATGCTGCACCGCCACTGCCAAGGTTTCCATCAACAATTGTAAAGGTTTCATCTACTGCAAATCCTGTACCGTCGTCAGTAATAACAATAGTTGCTGCACCTGTACCATCAACAGCAATAGTAAATGTAGCACCACTACCAGAACCATCTGTAGTGTAATCGGATGCTGTAATCGTATATGTTCCTTCTGTTCTACTGGCATCAGCAGCACTGATAGTGTCAATAGTATCGATTCCAGTTGCATTTACGTTTGTAATCGTAATTAATTCTGCATTTGCATATCCACTACCATCAGATAATGCTGTAGAATTAACTGCTACTGTTTGAACCGCACCATTAGCATCCGCAGTAATATCAACAATAAGACCAGTACCAGAACCAGAAGAAGTTGTTGCAAGTCCAGTAGTAGCAGTATATCCAGTGCCTGCAGTAGCAATAGCACCTAATGTATTAACACCAGTAGATCTGGAGTTTGTAATAGTAATAGTTTCATCAACAGCATATCCTGTTCCAGGAACATTAATAGTAGTTGACGTGATAACTCCACTGGATGCAGTGAAATCTAAAGTTAACCCTGTACCCGAACCAGAAGAAGTTGTGACAATTGCAGTACCAGTATCAGGGTAACCAGTACCACCTACAAGAGTATCAACAGTTAATACGTCACCATCAACGTCATCATAGGTGAATGTTGCACCATTAATGGAGTAGACATCTTCTAAAATTAAATCTGCAGTAAATTCAATTTGTTGAGTTGACTCATCTCTACCAACAATCTGTCTTGCATCTGAATACTGATACTTGTAAGTATCAACAATAACATCTAGAGCGATACCATCGATGGTGGTCATCTCACCATCTTGGAAAGAACCATTTACTTGATAGACTTGAATGTGGTCATCCGACGATTCTGCACCTACAACTAGTCCTGTTGCACCAGAAGATGAACCTCTGATCAAAGAACCTTCGTTAATATTAACCTCAGAAGCAAGTTGCAAAATGGTAATCATCTGCACATCAAACAGATTTGCTTTGTACCTGTCATTGGCATTACCAAAGTTTTGATCTGTATCACTAGAATATTCTAGTGAATTGAATCGACCATAACCAATGATATTTCCAGCAGATACACCAGGATTAACAGTAGCACTATCTCTAAATTCTACTGTTTGATATGCGTTGCTAACAGAAGAACCTGTAAAGTTTGGGAATCCCCAAATATTATCAACATTACTGTAGTTCCCCAATTCAAAAGGAACGATACCATTTTGCCTAGCATCAGTAACTCTTGGTTTTAAGAGATCGACATATGTTGGAGATAAAGTTTTAATTCTATATCCCTTTACATATGCAGCACCTGGTCCAATTTCAACTGAATAATATTTTTCTGCTGCTACGTTTCCACCCGAAGTAATCGCACCAGTATCATAGACACCATTATTAAATCCATCATCCAAATTTTCTCTCATCAAAATTTGGAAATCGTTGACAGTATAGTCACCAGACTCTTCATAAGTCCTGGTGGCCATTGTCCTTTCAAGTTCATTATATGCACTTCTATCTACGAGGTTTTCAACATTACTACCATTGATACGAAGTAGTTCGATGAAATCTTTGTCTGCGTCATCAGAAAGAAGTTTCTTACTTAATCTAGTGCTAACTTTAAATCTATGAGAACCAGGAGCAGCATAGTTTGAAGTTCCTGCTGCATTATCATTCAGACTGCTATCATCTTCTGGTGTTACAATAGACTCTAAAATATCTAGACCAATTCTGTATTGAGGAGTAGTTCCATACTGATCAAGAAGAATATACTGATAGGGAACGTCTACAAAGAAACCCCTAATAAAGTATACACCTTCCTGGACGTAGGCAACAGAACCAGACTGAATCGAGCTTGTTGGAAGAAGTTGTGCAAAAGGCGATCCAACCTCAATCAATGAAGTACCGAAAGTAATTTCTGTATCGGTGACCAACTGCTCATTATCTGAAAATACTGTCTGGGTGTTTCCTTCACCACCAGATTCGATATATTTTACATACAGTGTAATATAATTCTTTTCGGATTCTGTTTCTGAGATAGTATAAAGCACTTTTGCTTTAATTCCAGAAGTCAATCCTTCAATAATTTTTCCAGCTAGTTGAGTTCTATAATCTTCAACATTAGCACCAAGAAACGACTCTTGGAGCATAATAGCATCAACATTCAGGTCATAACCAACTTGACCTGGGATGACCATTGCGCCATCTTTAAATAAATGCTGACCTACACTCTCTACCTGCCTTTGCAGGACGCTTTGCATCGTAGTAAGTTCTCTTGCCTGAATTGGGAATCCAGGACGAAACAATACCCTATAGAAATTCTTATCCTTATCAAAGTCGTCGTAATAAGGAGAGACGTTGAGATTTGTATTTTGTGCCATTAGAACTCGATTACGATTTTGATGTCTTCTACTTGGTCGTTTGCACGACTAATTGCTCTTCTATTATCTATATAAACAACTTGACCGCTCCCAGATTTAATTTCTGGTTTAGCATATCCATTATTAAATTTCATACCCAAATCATATTCGGTATTGTTAATAGTTCTAGAAGAAGTATTGGGAACTGCAGGAAAATTTACATCTGGTTGCCCAGCTGCACCTGAAGTTGCACCAGCGATGGCATTAGAACCATCGAATTCGTTTTGTGTACCTGTAACTTCTGGGAAAATACCATCAACAGCGTTCTGATAATACTTCAGAAGTTTGGTTGTGGGATTCCAAGAAATTACTCGTCCGCGAGCAGTTGTAGTTTGACCACCAACAACCCTACTTTGAGTGATAATTTCATCAGGTGCATAATTTCCCTGGAAAGTTGGAGAGAAGATAACTGCTTTTGCTGCAGACACTGTGAGGTCTGCAATAAGTTCTTCGGTGCCGAACTTTAATGGGTTAGTAATCAGACCAATACGACGATAATCATTGTCAATTGGGAAGTCGCCAGCACCTTCATCGTATGAAAGTTTGGCATTAATCATAACCCTGAAAGCACCCAACTCAATCGATGGAGACTCACCATGTCCACCTGGGGGAGGAATAATAACGTCAATTTGAGCACCAGTACCTGTACCAATACCAGTAATATTATCTACACTAACTTTACCGAACGTGTATCCAGTACCGCCAGATGTAACGGTAGAAGAAATAATCTTACCACCATCAACAACAATAGATAATCTACCACCAGCACCATCACCATTGATGGCAACATTATCATAAGTTCCATTATTATATCCAGAACCAGAAGAGTTGATAACAACGCTATCAATTTCTCCAGCAACAGCATTAGTTCTTACCGCGTCATTTGCAAAGACGGGCATGTAATCGTTCGAGAAGAACTTAAGAACTGAAGCAACTGGAATAGTGTACATATACTTCCAACGATATCCATCGCCAGTAGTAATAATAGATGTAGAAGTACCAGTAGGTTCAACTGTAGAGGGTTTGCCGTTAGGATCTGATGGGGAAGTTCCGTTATAAATGCACTTATATACTTGATATTGAGAATTTACAACATAGAAATCCGAATCATATAATTTGGTGGCACCAGAAGATGCTGTCTTACTAGGAGAATAGTCATGACGATACATGTCATAAGTAAAACCTAGTCCACCCGTAGTTTCTTCAGGAGAAACCCAATCGATTCTTCTAACAACCTGAATTGTGTCTGAAGCAAGAACTCGCTTCAGAGAAATCATGTCATCGAAAGAATTTGAGAATTCTTGAAAAGAATCTACTGCTTGAGGGGGAGAATTTTCATTATCCCAAGATTGGGGTCTACCAATGAATAGGTACACTCTGTCTCTGTCCTCACCCGCAGCTGCATCGCTTTGGTTAGCATCGGGACCTTCAAGCGATTTGATAAATTTATTCGCGGAATAAATTCTAAACTGATCAGTAAGTAAAGCTGCCATTTGATAAGGGGATACGTTCCTCTACTAGTCTATTTATGAGGTTTGTACAACCGTCTGATATTCAATATTTTTAATGCGATAAGAAGCACCAGCACTACCTGCTATTTTCTCTCCTCCCAAGATTGCATATGCTACTGCACCAGAACCAGTTGTATCTGATGCGTCATTAGTAAATGTAATTGTTGGGTGTAAAATATTAGTTGTAATTTCCTGCTTATAACCATATCCACCATTACTAATAGTTACAGAACTAACTTGGTCACCTGCTACTGTCATTACTGCAACCGCTGTTGATTGAATATCGCCAGCATTTTCAATAACTACAGTTGGTGGTGCTGAATAGTTTGTACCAGGTTCTTGTACGACGATATCAACAATTGAACTCTTAGCAGAAAATTCATTTAGGAAACCATTAACACCAATATTAACATTACCTGTATTAAATGGTGTAATACTTTGAACAACCAATATGCCCGTTGAGGTATCCCAAGAAACTACTGTTCCAGTAACTCCAGAAAGATCGCCCGTGACAATCTCATTCACTCCATAATTTTGACCGTTTCCATCGGTCTTATCTAAGGTAATCTTAACTTGTGCCGAATGTTCGACACCTTCGGATAATCCACCCGCAGTAGAAACGGTTGCGAATTTTTGCTCAGGGAATGGAGTTGCATCTAGGATATTATCACCAATAGCAAATAGAGTGGTATTTGTACCACCTTGTGTTTCTTCAATACCATATAGTGAATTGTAGATTCCGCCGTCCAAACTAATTTGATTTTCGTAATCCGTTCCTGTATTTGACAAATCAGGAATACCATCTCCAGCACCATCGTTCTCTGCAATGTCAACAAAGTCGATATCAGGAGCAACTGTAATTCCAGTCAACTGCAATCTAAAGATTTGAGAACCTATACTAACTTCTGTTGTATGTGGAAGTGCTGATCCTCCAGCACTATCTGGTAATCCAGCATTAAATTGAACAATAGCGTCTTCTGTAGAGGCAATACCAGCATCAATAAATGCTAGTTCGTCAACTTCAAAAGTTACAAATAATTCCCTAGTGCTTGGTCTCCAATCGTAAACCTTGGCAATTTTACTACTAGCAGTTTCAACCCTTCTAATAACTCTATCACCAACATTAAAGTTGTAGTTGGAAATGCCAGCAACATCTTGTGATGTATCAAGAATTATCCTTTGGTCATAATTAAAGTTCGTTCCTCTAGTAAGACCTGTAAACTTTCCTCTGGTTTTTCCAGTGTATGTAACAATCTCATTATTGAGAAGGAATGTACCAGAACCAGGAAATGCATCTGTAGATGATACAAAAATTTCTTCAGAAGATGCGTCAATATCTTTAGTAAGACCAGTAAGGTATTGGAAGGCACTGTTAAATGATTGTCTGGCTTTTGTAGTCCTCTTCAAGTTAATCAGTTTTGTGAAGATGATATTAGGAGGATTTACATAACCGCCACCCTGGTCAAGAATATCTATACTTGTTATTACACCTTGATTAATATTGGCAATTGCCTTCGCACCCTGTCCACCACCACCATCAATTAGGATGTATGGAGAAGTTTGATAAAAATCACCTTCATCAATAATATTGATACTAGTAACTTTACCTAAAGAACTAATAGAAGCAGCACCTTGAGCACCCTGTCCACCACCACCTTCAAATATCAAAGTTGGAGGGGTTGCAAATGATTTACCTTCATTAAGTAGAGTTAATCCTGTAACTGATTGAACTACAGGAGATGCGGTTGCACCAGAACCTTCTCCACCGATAATTTGTGCCACTGCAGGAGAAAAATATCCATCTCCAGTTTTAGTCATTTGAATATAGGATACAGTTCCATCGTCTTCTAAAACTACATTGCCCTCAGCAATAGTAGGAACTTCTGTTGCTAAATCAGGAACATCATCGCCTTCAAACAAAGGTGTTCCAAAATATGTTGGTCCGACGCAATATGGAAAAGTTGGATTGCCTGAAGAATCTTCTGTTAAAAAATATGCATATGTTCCATTAGGATATTCTGGAGTAGATATGTAAACACCATTATGTTCATCTAGGGTGCCTTCAGTCTCATCATAGATGTAATCTTGATAAAGACTACCCATGGCATAACCATCTTGAACAGTTCTTACTCCATAGGATGCATTAGCATAACTAAAAGAATTTAAAACTCTAGGCGAATCCGAAGGCATTGCAATAGATAATGACCTTGTAGTTGCAGTAGTAAATCCTGAAACATAATTATCATAAGTTACAGAAGAACCATTCAGAGTATATGTAATACTTGGATGTTCATATAAATTCACTTTATTTGAAATATCCTCAACGTCTGATGTAGGATGCCAACCATCTTCAGCAGTAGATAGTAGTAAAATATTTCCATCATTAGAAGAATCATCCTGATTAAAAACGTAAGTTTTACCTCGCTTCAGATTCAGGAAGGATGGGGAGGTAGCATCATATAAAAATTTATTATTACTAACAGTAACAGCATATGTGACTGTTTCTGCAGCAACTTGTTCGGGTCTTGCTCCGTCTACTTCAATACCAGATTTGAGACGATATGAGGATGATGCTCTTACTACAGAGTTATTGGTTCCAAAATATCCATATGGTCCATAAATGGGATAACCGTCAAAAGACATACCTAGAATTTTAGAATGTCCGTCAGGATGACGAGATAAATCCTGTTCTCCACCACCATAGGTTATGGACTTAAGTCCATATGAATCAAAATTAGTACCACTGTTGCTAAATTGATAAACGTAAACAAGTTGATTTTCTTTTCTGGAGTCTGGAGGAATACTTATAGTTACATTATTTAAAGTATTGAAGTTGGAGTTGTTATATGCGACTAGGACACTAGAACCATATGCAGTACCACCAAAAAAGACTCTAAGACTTTCTGCATTACCATCAGGATTTTCACCGCCATTGGAATCACTTCCCCTGATAACTTCAAATGTCAATGTAGACACATTACGAAGATCTAAATATAGTCTGAGTTGTCTGTTACCACTTTGTCTTCCAAATACAATATGCCTACCGATATCAAATCCGCCAGTTGAACCAGTACCACTTCCACTATCTTCGATTGTTATTCTTTGAAAACTAGAGAGTGAACCTGTATACTGAGTTTGAATATCATCAGGTAGAATTACAATATCTTCATTGTAGTAATCTCTGATATAATAATTATTTTCGGGTTCTTCATCTTCAATTTCATTATTAAGAACCATATACCCTTCATGTCCAGCATAACCAGACATATAACGGTGATTCTTACAATAATAGTAAATTCTATTAGATTCGTCAGCATTCATAATGAATATTGATCGGAACGGATTTTCATAATCGGTTCCGAGAGCACCTGATGCTCCAGTACTATTATAATATAAAGTACCAGAATTCAATATACCATCTTGTGTGGTACTGAATTGCATTGGATGCCCTAAAGGAAAAGCGGCACTAACTTGATTACTAGGATCATCCTGATTCCAAATAATTACATAATTCTGTTGAACTTGAATATTTTCTGGGGAAAGGTAATATACTCCAGGAATGAAATTACCAAACTCATGAGCTTCTTCACCAAAGTCAATATAAAAAATACCTGAAGGAAATGCTCTGGGTTCTGCAGAAACTGTGAATGAAAATCCAGTAGAACCCAATATTCTATCTTCTACAGTAAACACTCCAGTTACTTGTCTAACATAAACCGAGGTGATTATATTATTATCATCTCTTATAATCTTTGCAATTTCTCCAGATACAGAATTATCCCCAATCTTCAATACTGTTCTTCCTACCTCTATAGGATTAAGAACTTCATCGATACCAGATACAGTTAGTAATACATTATCAAGCTCAGTTTTTACATACCAAGTAAAAACTTCATGAAGTCCCCAATCAAGTACTCCATGTGTAGTTTTAAAATGCTCAACTAATTTAGATGACTGATAGTAATAAGTTTGATTATCGATAATTCCATCGTATACATCAGTATTCTTAGGGTTATCATTATAGACTGTATCTAATTCAAATCCTTCTGGAGCATTACCAAGTGCATTTCCCCATTCTGGTGTATGGAGTAATGTACCATTGGCCATAATGCCAAGTGATTTATTTTTCTGAAAAGGTCTATTCTGACCAAAAGGTACTTGTTTACCCCCTCTATAAATGAAAGTTTGGTCGAAACTTCTATCTGCAATAAGACCCGCTCCGCCAGAACGTTCTGAGAAAATATCAGCGGGTTTGGGATCATTGTCAGATACAATTCTGAGTCTATCCGTATCGGATTGGAAGGTTCCTGAAGTTAGTGAGTTTGGATGACTTTGCCAAATTCTATTAATATCAAAAGAATCTACAACACCAGTAGTTTCTGCCGAGGGGATAATATTAAGTCTTAGTGGGTCATACCCCCGACCCCTACTAAGAACACGTACATGAACAATCTTACCTGAAGGACCATCAATGATAGGATATAATAAACATTCTTCACTAGGTGTCCCACAACCAGTGACCGTTAATCTTGGAGGATCTTCAGGGTCATATCCACTTCCAGGATTAATGACCTCTACTGCGCGAACGCCAAATAATTTGTCAAAGATTGGTTTAATCTCTGCGCCAGAGCCAGGAACTGTTCTTGCCATTTACTTTATTAGTTTACTACGACGATAGTGCCAGCCATGGCGGCGTGTTGTGTACACTGATAATACAGTGTTGTAGGAGCATCCATAGGAACAGTCCAATAAAGAACTGAAGTACCATTACCAGACTGTCCAGTCGTGTATGGATTTCCAGCAAGACCCGTTGTTGATTGAATTCTCAGTGGATGACTTGCGCCATTTGAACTATTGTCAAAGGCGTAAGTGAATCCCCTATAAACGTAAATTGTTGGGTCTTCTTGTGTTACAGGGAATCCAGCACCACTGAAAGTAAAGTGATTAGATCCATTAGAACCCAGTTCAAACCAAGTTAAAGGACTTTGACTTCTAACCCAATTTGTGCCGTTATAATAGATACTATCACCTTGTACAAGACTACTCAAATCAACATTTGATAGAGTTTCTAATGTACTTGGAACAACTCCAGAAAAATTAACTGTTACTGTATCTCCAACAATTGCTGTATCAATATCATTACCCCCCGCAATAATTAAAGTATCAGTTCCACTATTTGCAGTAGTACTACCTGCATCAGCAGTAACAGTTTGGAACAAATTTAATGCTGTGAGTCCAGACTGGTCGTCTTGAGGAATCCACTTGGCGGAAGAAGCACTCCACTTTAATACCTGGTCATTAGTAGGTGCAACTGTAGTAGTGTCAACATCATTTAAAAAATCAATACTCGAATATTCTGTCGCTATCTTCGCTGCAGTATCACCAACACCACCCGCAGTTACATTAATATTTACATAGGGGTTATCATCACCATCAACAGTGAAGAAATATCCAGTATATGTTGATGATGTAGGAGCTACACCAAGACTGGTGTATTCATTGATATATCTAATTTTTGTAGGAAAATCTATAGTCCCATCATCACCATCAAAGGTTGAAGTGATAGAACCTGCAAGAATCCTCAAATCTCCAGTGCCATTTGGAACTAAAGAAATGTTATTATTACTTGATGATGTAATATTATTATTATTTACATCTAATGCTGTTGTTAGGAGATTCAGGTCTCCAGGTACAAAATTGGTTCCGTTATACTTCAACACTTGGTTATTTGCAGCGTTGCTAACGTTAAGGGTTAGATTAGTTCCGTTACCAAAAGCAGAATAAATTTCATCAAAGTTGTCATTAATTTTATCACCACCAACACGGAGGGTATCCCCCGTATTGTCATTTGCTGTAGTACCTAAACCAAGTGATTGTTTTGTCATCGTTGTAGGTTTTTAGTTATTTATATGTTATGGAAGGACTTCAGGATCGATAATCTCTTCACCGTAATCTGCAAGATTTGGTGCTGTCCAATCATCGGGAACTTCACTTTCAACTAAGACATTAGGATTCTTGTAGTTACTGCCAGTAGAATTAACTTCTACATTAGCAATACCAACGATTGCCCTAATCTGTGCGTTGAATCCGCTGATAGAGTCAACTCTCACAATAGGTCGTGAAGTATAACCAGAACCTGGTGCAGTAATACTGACGGTTTCGATAAATCCATTAGTAAGAACTGCTGTTGCTTCAGCATTTTGTCCAAATACAGACCCAAGATAATCAAATGTAATCAAGGAGTTGGACGATTCAATAACAGCAACCTCGCGGTTTTCAGTTTCGCCTTCAATGGAAAGCAAATCTCCTGGTTCGATAGGAGGAACAACTTCCGAAGCATCAACGTCAGCTTCAGAACCAACGTATGAGAACGCTACGAATGTAGAACCTACGCGAGGAATTTCAGAGAAGATAATCCTCGAACCAACGATACTAAAACCAACTCCAGGTTCTTGAATGACTCCATTCAAGGAAACAATGATATTATTTTCTGGTCTGATAGTACTAGATCTAACACCTTCCGTAAGTGTCAATGAGTAGAACACTTCATCTCTCTTGAGGTTGAATGATTGGCGTAAAGAATCAAACTCAAATCCAATGTTATCAAGTTGTCTCAATTTACCAACATAGAATCCTGTAAATGTGGACCCGATATCAGGAGGTTCAGCGAACTGAATCTTATCAGAGAATGCATTGTATGCATTACCTGCACCAGGAGGTTGTAGGATACCATTAACGAAGATGAGCATATGACCTGCAGGGTCAGGTAGATATGATGTTCCGTTATTGATAGTAAGATTGAAGGTAGTTTGTACACCATCAAATCCTCTAGATGCTCTCTTAACGCGAGCGTTTGAAGTAACAAGATCCAAAATTACAGACTTGTAATTATCAGCAGCAACAACGTAATCATTTTCTGTCCAAGCTCCCACGATTTCATTTAAGAAGAGGCGCTTGTTAATACCAACGGCACTGATGTTATTAATCCTAGCAGATGCTCCACCCTCAACAGTAATTTTAGTAGAGATTGTCGCAAGTGCCTCATAATTTACACCGCCACCTCCAGTACCAAAGTCTGCGATTTGCTCAGTAATTGAGAAATCACCATCAATAGGCGCAACATAAACATAATTATTATCGGTGTCTACTCCCGTAATAATAGCTCGCTTACTAGCATCCTTACCACCAACATACTTGTAAACATAATTGCCTACAGTGAAATCAGCGGCAGAATTTACACCAAAGCGAACATAACCACCTGAGATAATTCTATCTCCAATTGTAACGTCAAGTCCTTGGTATGACTGAACTTCGATGTACAAGTCAGTTGTGCCGCCATATACAACAGCGGTTTTATCAAAGGTGCCAACTAAAGTCTCAGTATCTACGGTCAATCTACCGCCAGAATTATCGAGAACTGCTGCTTCACTCTTCAAGAACGTTGTAGGTTGTGCTGTTTGACCAGAGGTATAACCAAGGAAAGGAATATCCTCAGTAAAGTCACCTACAAGTTTAATAACATGCAGTCTATCTTCAATTGAACTCAACGTTGCCGTAGTGGTATTTTCCTGACCTTCAATAATATCAGAGATTTGCCAGGTTCCTGCGGTAACTTCGACATCCAAATACTTGTAATTTTCATCTTCATGGAATTGATATACTGTGCCAGTTATACTGACATCACCCTGTTTCTGAACTACCTCGCCCATCGTGAATGGACCATCAGTGATATCCCCATCAATACGGAATCTCTTATAAACTTTAGCGATTTTCGCCTCATTTACATTGATTCTCTTAATTTCAGCATTGGTATCACTATACAAACCATAGAAGAAGTCTGCTCTACCAAGACCACCAGAAATTCCAGGAGGAACGTATGTAATTCCATATTCCTTAGATGGAACTACAATACCACTGTTTTGAGTGACACCAACATAATATGTTGCATTATCTAATTGCTGTCTGTAGAAGTCTATATTTTCTCTGGCAATTCTTAAGAACGGGTCGGTGTCATATCCCGCTCTCCAAGTAGCATTATCAAATGCCAAGAATGTTGATTGTGGTGCTGGAGAAGTTAAGGTTCCGTCAAGTGCAGATTCTAGATATGATTCTAGGACTTCTAAAGTATATCTCTTAGCGTTATATTCAGAGTTGGAATAGAACACTTCACCACCGACAGATGTATAAGCATCAAATTGCCCCTTATTGAGTTTAGAACCCCAAAGATAAATGCCATCACTACCGTTTCCAGCAAAGGTGGGGACGTTATTAGGACCTCGCATGAGTATCCGATTTCTAATGCTACTGAATCCGAATGAGAATTCAATAGTAGAATAGACTCTAAACCATCCATTACCGTAAGGAATAACACCCACACCAGCAGGTTCTGTGGTGGCAACATTAAATCTCAAATTATCTTGACCTGATACGCCACCAATGCTGACACCATCAATCAATATTTCCGAATCTACAATCCATGCAGAACCACCATCAGTAACGGTAACTACTGCAGTATTTGGTGCATTTTCGTGGTCAATGACAATATCAAATACTCCACCAAGTCCACCAGTCGATGAACCAGTAACTCCTGTATAAGTTCCTGTCATAGCAGATCTAGTATTAACTACAATTTCTTTGACAGTTAACAGTTCTCTATTTTTAACAATCAATCCACCTTGAGGTTGGAAGATAGAACCAGTATCACCATTGTTAAGATCGACATCAAAGAACAATCTCTGTACACCAGGTGTTCCACTGTCTAATCGGACATCAAATCTAACATTTTCATATTCTCCCTTCTTAACGAAAGTGGATATTGTATAAACTTGGGACTCACCTTCACTTAAAGAACCTTCATCAAAAGAGTTGGAGGAATTATCGAATGTAAGAGATCCATCATCGAATGTGTTGGAAGACGCTAATGCATAATCTCTAGAAGCAATGTGTGAAGCATCATCAGTAGATGCTCTTAGTTTATCTGCAGTAAGTGTGCCATCTGGTGCAACGGCAGTATTAGCAGCAAATGTTGTTCGAGTCTGAGTCCAATTGACTTGGAATGCTTCAGGATTAGTATATAGATTTGTGGTTGAGAATTCACCCTCAATTGGCGAAGTAATTAGTCTAGCATCCGCAAATGTCTGGATATTACCAACATTAGTGTAATAATCAAACTCACTACCAACTCCACTGACGTTGATGTCAGCAACAGTTCCGCTAATACTACCAGTTAAAGAATCGCCATCAGCAAATAGCGTACCTGTAACACTTCCAATAAAGATTACGGATTCAACATCTTCCAAGACAGTTGCAGTTCCGCCACCGCTAGAAGTGACAGTTTCTCCTTTATTAAATCTTGCAGTATCAAGAACAACGTTAACGTTTGTAATTGTTGCTGCACTGTCAGGACTACCACCACTGATTGTAACGGTTGGAGGAGTTGCAGGAACATAACCTCTACCACGTTCGGTAATGATGATATTTTCAACTACTCTCAAAGTGCTAAATGTTGCTGTAGGATCCGTAGTTGTTCCAGAATCAGAAGGAGCATTCTCGAAACTAAGAGTTACTACACCTTCAAATTGCTTACTATTGCTTACTAAACCAAGTCTAGTAACAGCATAGTGGTCATATAAGAATCCATCAGTATAAGTTGGTTGGATGATTCTAAATCTAGTTGCCTCGGTTTTTGCTCCAACAGGAACTGAAACCGTGACGGGAGTAATTTCAGAGAAGTTAGTGTAGTTCTGTGCTCCACCATTAGAACCGCCATAAATTAAAGTTGCTGCATTAGTCCAAGTGCCGCCCTGGTCAGTGGAATATTGGAACTTCAAGTCCTCATTATCACCAGGTGCAGCAGCACCATTAGAACCAGTACCAGCAATGACATATACTCTGATAGTGTCTAAGTTTTCGGTATTGGTATCAGATACGGTTGCTTCACGAGTACCACTTGCAGCACCAAATTTAATGTGTCTGACGCCAGTCTTAAACCCACCAACAGTACCAATAGCAGAACCACTATCGGTAACTTCAGTACCACTACCAAATCCAATGAAATCGTCGGCATCGAATACTCGACCATCATAAGTTAGAGAATTAACAGTACCTCCAGAAAGAGTTGCCGTAATGCCATCATTCGATACATTAGAACCAGACATAATAACAACTGGAGGCATATCAAATCCAGAACCAGCACTATCAATAGTGATAGTATCAATTAAACCAGATGCTTCTAATACTGCTGTTGCTGTTGCTGTAATTCCACCAGATACAGGTGCAGGAATTGTAATCGTAGGAGTGGTTCTATAACCAGCACCAGAAGTAAACTGAAGTTCACT